GGCTTTGACCGTGCTCGGCGCGCTAGAGGGTGCGTTACTCAATTTGCCAGGCGTACAACGTGTCCGTATTTACGATAATGACGACGACGCCCCAGACGCCAACGGCGTACCGGGGCATACGGAGTGCGTCGTCATTGAAGGCGGCGACCTTGCACAAATTGCGCTAACTATCGGGCAAAAGAAAACCCCCGGCGGCGGTACCTACGGTACGACGTCGCAAGTTTATGTCGACCCGGTTACCGGCATCGTTTACACGATCAATTTTTACATTTTGGCGCTTACGACGATCAAGGTAAGAATTACCGGCACCGCGTTACCAGGCTATACGACGACCATTGGAGACGACATTAAAGTTTCGATGGTTGACTATCTCGAGTCCCATACCATCGGCGAACGCGTCGAATATACGGGCTTGTGGGGGCCGGCGTATCTCGACCTCCCCGCCCGTTTGCAACCGTACCGCGTCGATACGTTAGAAGTTTCGACCGACGGCGGCGCGACTTGGAACGAGCTCGACGTTGCAATCGATTTTAACAAGGTCGTCAATTGCACGCTTGCCGACGTAACGGTAACAATCACATGACGCCGCGCACAATCGAGGAATATTTATCGTTGCTGCCGTCCCGGAGCCGGTCGCAACCGGATTTCGTCGCGTTCGTTACGGCACTGCTCGAGCCTTTCGTCGAAATCCAAAATTGCATGCTCGGCATGCCGGACGACTTCGACCTCGACAACGCGGTCGGCGTGCAACTGGACGAAGTAGGGCAACGCGTGGGCGTCTCACGTAAATTAGCGGTGCCGATTACCGGCGTATATTTCGAGTTTGATAGCGCAACGGTCGGTCTCGACCAAGGCGTTTGGTTAGGTCCGTTCGATCCGGTTTCGGGCCTTACCGATTTGGACGATGAGACGTACCGGTTAGTTATCCGCGTAAAAATTTTGGCGAATACGTGGGACGGATCGCTCGAGGACGCGCAAACGATTCTCGGAACATTACAAGGGTCCGGAACGTACATTTTTGTACAAGATAACTTCGACATGACGATGACGGTCGGCGTTAGCGGGAACTTGCCGAGCGTATTGTTTACGGCTATCCTCCGGCAAATCGTCGGGTACGTTAAACCGAAAACCGTAGGTATCGATTTGATTGTTACAACAAGCGTCGACGGCGCCCCGATTTTCGGGTTTGATATCGACAATGGGTATATGTCCGGGCTTGACGTTGGCGCTTGGGCCGTGGAATACTGAAACACTTACAAAGGGGGTAACACATGGCAATCAATGATTTTAAGGCGCTCGCGGTAGGCGGCGGAGCCAATGTCATAACTCAAGCAGAATTCGAGGCCTTGGCCACGCTGATCGCCAACGGTTTTACTTCCGGGGTTGTTCCGTCGAACACTTGGAATAAAATTGCTCGGCAATCGTCGGTAATAGCTTCCGTAGTGGCGCAATATATCGCGGATAGCGGGCTGAACGCTTTAGACAACGGCAATACCGCAACGCTGTTGGCAAACCTTAAGACGGCCATTAGTACGCAAATCGATCAACGGTTCTCCGGTAAAGATCCTAAAGAGTCGGTCCGTATTGCTTCGACCGCGAACGTTGCCTCTCTCTCCGGATTGTCCGCCATCGATGGCGTTACGCCAATTGCCGGGGACCGCATACTCTTAAAGAACCAAACCGCCGGGGCCGACAACGGCATCTACGTTGCCGCGGCGGGGGCGTGGGCGCGTTCGGCCGACGGCGTAACCGGGACGCTAACGGCCGGCGCGTCTATCCCCGTGACCGAAGGCACCGTTAACGGGGATACCTTGTGGCTATTAACCACGAATGACCCTATCGTCGTCGGTACGACGGCGCTCGTTTTCGTATCCCTGGGCGGCATTTCGCAAGCAACCGCGGATACTTTGTACGCTAAAATCGCAGATGCCGTACCGGTCGGTACTATTTTGGACCACGCCGCAACCACTGTTACGGCCGGTTATTTGCTTTGTCCGACGTCGCAAACTAACGTTTCGCGAACAACTTACGCGGCCTTGTTTGCAAAAATAGGTACGACATGGGGGGTCGGTGACGGTAGCACGACCTTTGGTCTGCCGTGGTTTGCTGCGAACTATGCAGCGGTACAAGCTAGCGCGAACGTAGGTACCGCAAGCGTCGGCGAAAATCTAGCACACATACACACGGTTGCCGGTTTTGCAACAGCGGGGGCGAGTGGCTCGTTGGTGGGCGTGCAATCAGGTACGCAAAACACGAGCAGCAATGGCGGCTCGGCCAACTTAGCGGCCGGCGTACGTGTTTTAAAAATGATTAAATTCTAATCGGAGCGTATAGAATGAATTTCCTAACCGTGTTTCTTTTTGACGTAATAACGCGCGCTTTTGCAGGTACCTACGACGCGCAAGAGTCACCGCTCGAGCCCGGCGTGTTTATTACACCGACACATTCGACGGAGGAAAGCCCGCCGGCTGTTGGTGACTTCGAGGTTGCCGTGCGGAATATAGAAAATACAGCGTGGTCGGTCGAGGTCGACTTGCGCGGCGAGACTTATTACGATCAAACAACCGGACTGCCCGTCGTTATTGATTTTATCGGCACCCCTCCGGCTAACTTGGCCGCAACGCCGCCGCCACCGACTACCGCGCAACTGATCGCAATCGCAACCGAAGAAAAAGCGCGTTTGACGAATTTGGCAAACGTCCAAATTTCTATTTTGACGGACGCAACCGACCCGGATATCGTAGACGACCCGGACCCCGCCGACGCAGCATTGTTAGTGCTTTGGAAAAAGTATCGTCAAGACTTACGAAAAGTAATCGTCACCGCGCTACCTGTCGTATTCCCAACGCGCCCGGCCTTGGCGAGCGGCACGACCGAGGGAGTCGCGCAAGAGTCCGAAATTTAACAAACCGACGTAACACGACAACGAAACCCGCTCCGGCGGGTTTTATTTTGCCTATGTAAAACTTTTCTTAGCGGATATAATGCGGCCATGATTACCGCCGACCAACTCCGTACGATCATGCCGAACGCCGGCAAGAGAGCCGATTTACACGCGGGGTTCCTATCCTCGGCGGCGATTCGGTTCGGCATCGATACGCGGCTACGGCTTGCGGCTTGGCTGGCGAACATCGCCGAGGAAACGGACGAGCTCCGCGCCCTCGTCGAGTCATTCAATTACAAGCAACCCGAGCGGCTCTTAAAAATATTCCCCCGAGACTTTAAAGACTTGGCCGACGCGAAAGCGGTACACGCACGCGGGCAACAAGCGATCGCCAACCGTGTGTACGCCAACCAAAACGGCAACGGCGACGAAGCGAGCGGCGACGGTTGGAAATATCGCGGGCGCTCCGATATCCAAACGACCGGCAAGCGCAATTACGTTGCGGTAATGTTGGCGCTCGACCTGGACCTCCTCGAGCATCCGGAGCTATTGGAGCAACCGGAGCACGCGGCCAACGCGGCCGGTTTCTATTGGAATACGCACCAAATAAACAAACACGCGGATCGAGGCGATATCGTCGCGGCGCGTAAAGCGGTCAACGGTGGCAAAATCGGCCTCGTCGAAGTACAAGAGTATTACCGCCGCGGCCTCGTGGCGTTCCCAACAAAGGAGGCGTAATGGCACCGCAATTAAATTCGACCGCAACCGACGCAGCTATCGGAGCCGCTGGCATGATGACCCTAACCGGCGGCATACTCGGCATGCAATTTGACGCGCTCGTAATGGGTTTCCTCGGCGGCTTGATCGCCCTCTCGTTTCAAGAGCGTCAACAAGGGTACTTACGCATGCTCGGCTCCGTGTTCAGCGCGTCGATTCTGGCCGGGTTTGGCGCTCCGGTCTGTGTCGCTATCGTGTTGCACTGGGTATCGTTTTTGTCCACGGTTCAAGACGTAGCATTGCGTAGCGCATGTGCCGGCGGTATCGGCTTGGTGGCGCAATATATCGTCCCTGCTATACTGGAACGATTAAAAACATTTGTCGCGACCTTTCGCGCCGGGAGTCAATAACATGACTATCGCAACCATGATCGTTACGTTGCTTTGCGCCGTCGTTATTTTGGCGTATTGCTTAAGCGTAGTTAATAGCATGAACCCCGAGACTAGCCACTACATACGGGTAGCGTTTATTATTCTCTGCGTTGCCGAATTTGCGCTACTGGCCGGCGCGGTTTTTGGTCTCAAAACCGCCGGGCATGTTGAGGTAATGATTCTAAATTTTGCGATTCTACTATTCGCGATGTTTGACCATCGGCACCGCCGCACCTGGTATAACTCGTGATTATCCCAACGTGGGCTAAATGGTTGGCCGCCGCGGCTCTCATCGCCGGCGCTATCCTCGCGTACAACGCTTGGGAAGTGCATACCTATAATCAAGGCTGGAACGCTCACAAGGTCGTAGCCGAGGCCGATAAACTGGCCGCCTCAAATGCCGCCCTAACCAAATTCAACGCGGCCGCCAAGGACGCAAAAACCCGGGAGGACGCGTTACGCGCGAGCCTTTCGACCAGTGATAAAAACCGATTCGACGACGGGGTCAAAAATGAAAAACTTATTGAGTATTGGCGCACTCGTGCTCGTGCTGGCGATAGTGGGTTGCGCGTCGCCGTTGACCCAAACTCATTACCTGGATGCGCCAAGAGCGACGGTACCGGACTTGCCGCCGGATCTGCGGGAGAAGCAAACGCCCTCGTTATGCCTCGAATTGCTGAATCTGTTTTCAGCATCGCCGGACGTATCGCAGCAAATATGCGGCGGTACAACGACCTTGTCGACCGTTACGGCGAAGTGGTCGCCACTTGCAACTCCGTAGCGCCATAAGGTACCGGGCGGCACGTATACGGCAACATGAGAGGGTGCGCCGGGGTTCCGTCACTATTCACTCGTAAGGCGTGGAGTTGACCCGGTAACGTCGCTATAAACGATTTATCTCGTTCTAGGTACGTTCCGTGCCGACCCCAAGCCGCAATAGTCATGCCGCCCCGTTTCATCGCTTCCCGTACGTAATAGTCGTTATGTTCGCCGATTGGGTCGTCGACCTTGCGCAGCCCGGCCGGATCCGTAGACCGGAGCGCAAATAAATTCACAATGATGTAACCGTCGAATCCGAGCGCCTTTGCAAACCCGGTACACTTACGCACCGTAGCGTCGTCGACATTCGCGTCGGCCGTCGATGGGTTGAGCATGACGAAAACAAGTAATTTCCCCTCGCCCCAAATCCGTACCAGGTAATACCGGTACTGTCCGCACGCTGAAATAACGGCGTCGCGAATCATCCCAGACTCCGAATAAAGGCGGCGTACGCGAGTTGCATGCCGGCGACGGCGTCCCGTCCCTTGGCAGACTCCCGCGCCATTTCCAACGCCAAATAATCCGGCAATTCCGTGTATATCCGGGCGGTAAGCATAAGCGGTACCGGCGGTTTTTCCATACGTGTGACGGCTCGAGTAACGACGCGCTCCGGTATTGCTCGGCGATCCGTTGCGCGTTTGCATTTAGGCGGGTCGCGGTCGTCAACGTCCCAAGCCAGGCCGCACCGGCCGCACTGCATTTGATCGTTACAACGTTTCGCCTCGCATGCCATGGCTAGTCCTTTCCGTGTGCCGCAATAAGCGCGGCTCGCATTGCGTCGAATCGGTTACCCGTGCTCGAATTCTCTCCGACGGTCTCGTCGTACGCCATGAGTGCTAGGGCGATGGCGGCGGGCGTTGGTTTGTACCGTTGTTGTTCGCGTACCCAGGAGGTCACGACCTTCTCGCCATCGATGTAACCGACCGATACGCCGCGCATTGTGCCGAGGTTCGCTTCGTTGATCCGGAAGCCTCGAGGCTGGCCGTCGACAATCTCCGTAACGACGTCGAGCGTACGCGGTTTATTGGCGAATGCTTCGCGCATGACGGACGGATCGATCGGAGCAAACGAGCATCCAAAGCCAAAGCCGGGGAGTATTCGAGCGGGCGCACCCTTGCGGAGAAAATCCGGGATATTCTCGTCGCTCATTACCAACCCGCCCGGACTCGTTTAGCGACCCACTTGCCCGACGCCTTGCGAACGCCGCAACGTTGCGAGCGAGGCGGTACCTCAAATACGCCGATTTGCTGACGCGTGGGCGTTGGGTTCGGCACGAGAAACAATCCGACGCCGTCCTCGACCACGAGGCGGAACGAGAGCCCTTGGCGGGTTCCCAAAGCGGTTAGAAAATTGAACAATTTACGCAGCATCTTTACCTCCCGAGTTTTCGATAAATTCGCGATACCAGGCGGAGCGGCTAATCGTGCTTTGCGCCACGCCGGTAAGTTTGGCCGCTTCGTACGCGGTTTTTCCGTCTTGGATAATCAACCATTTTGCCCGCTCTTGCGGCGTCCGGGCGTTGGGGTCCGGTACCGGTTGCGCGGCTTGGAAATCGATATGCCATTGCGAACGCGTGATCGCCGACACGGTCAAGCCGCAATCTTTAGCCGCCCGGTACGGAGTCGCCCCGCGCGTAATCAATTCCCGCGCTTGCAACATTGCCTCGGAGGTTTTAGCGCCCATTATTTTTTACTTTCGGTATCGTAAATCGTTTTAATTTTATCGCTCGGCCATCCGTTCAAAGCGAAGTCGTCACGGTTCTTACGGAACACAAACTCTCCATCGGTCAAGATGACGTAAAACCCGACTATCGGCGCCGGCACTTGCGACGGCGAACAATCCGGGCAGGGATCGCCCCCGTGGTCCGGTTGGTAGTAGGTCGGGCCGCCGACTAGGCCGCTATCGTTGCAAGTCGGACAAACTTTGTGCAAAGCCGCCGCGTTGAGTACCTCGACGGCCTTGTCGTGCGGGATGATCCAATGACCGTCTATTAACATCGACGCCCGGAAACCGGCGGCCTCTAAGCGTTCCTCGATACTTTTCATTTTTGCCCCTCGTTAAGTTAGCTTGTAGCTTAGTCGCATTATTCCACTAACGCAAGCATTATTTATTCTTTTCTATATCTTTCGCCACGCCATCCGCCGGCCGCCTTAATCGGCCACTTCGCCGCCCATGGGGGCATGGTCGCCATAATTGCCTCGAGCTCCTCGATAGAGCCCCAACCTTTCGGCACCTCGGCGATAATCTCGTCGTACACATGCAATACGACGCCGTAACCGGCTTTCTCAAGGTTGACGATTGCATGCCGCAAGATATCCCGCGCGACGGCCTGGACGATGTTCTCCGTAAGGCGTCCGCCCCATGTGTCCAACCGAACCCAACCCGGCGGGCCGTTTTTCGGGTTTGTATTCCAACCCTCGTACGATATCGATAGCCCGCCGCGTTCCGTGTTGGGGCGCAAGCGCGGTTTGTGATACGTAAGGTGACGCCCCGACAGCAATTTAAGGTAAAGGACGTCGCCCCGATATGTAAAGTCGAAGCCGCGAAACGTAAAGGTCGTACCCGGCGACAGAATGGCCGATATGAACATGCCCTCGACGCCGTACATTTGCGGAACCCAACCCGCCGGCGTCTTGCGACGTTGACCGCCCCAAAAATCGACGATCATTGGCGACGCCTCGCGCCAAGCGAGAATAGCTTTTTTCATTTCGTCGTCGGTAAAGAACTCGTCGGCGCCAAATGCTTTCCAGGCGCCTATCCAACCTTGGTACCCGGACGCGAGCTCCGACACTTTGCCGACCTTTTTACGCATAGGATGATGTAACCCGGTAGGCTTGGCCGGCTTGCGTCGGTACCAGTCAGGCGCCGCGAGTTCCTCGTCCGTGTAACCGGCGATTTTCATAAACTCATTAAACGGAATACCCGTGATTGCGGCCGCGCCCGCCTCGTAGATTTTGCCGTGGGTTTGGAATACGTCGAGCCGCCATTGCTCGCCCGCGACCTCGGCCAATACGACGGCCTCGATAGACGAGTAATCCGAACTTACGAGGTCGTGACCCTTGGCCGCGATGAAAAGGCCGCGCAAACAGCCTGAAACGGCCGCCATTGCGTCGCCGTAATAGAACTCGACCAAGTCCAAGGATTGCGACGATATGACGAGCAGCGCGTCGACAACGGCTCGGGCGTTCCATTCGATTGTCTTTTTGCCCGGTACTTGCGGCATTGAGCACCAAGGGCAAATTTTATGATGCTTGCCAATGTGGCGACCGCACGAGCATAATAAAACTTCAGGCCCCGAATTTGGCAAATTGGTTGGTTGCGGTCCGTTGCCGGTCGCCCGACCCGTCCTCGCTGCATGGTAGGAGAAAAGATCATGTAACCGCCCCGCTTTCGATGTTTGCATGCTCATCGCAAACACTTTTTTTACCGCCGCCGAGCCGACCGCTTGCCGTATCTCAAGCGCACGCCGCGCCCACGGGGGTAAATCCGTACGCTTGAGCGCTTCGTCGATACTTTCCTCATCGAGTGACGGGAAATGCAAACCGTAACGGGAGAACCAAGTTTGTAACTTGGCGAGTTCCGACGCCCGCGTTACCTCTCCGCTCGTCAACGTTTGCAATTCGCCGTTGTACCGCGTGTGCGCTTGGCGAATAATGGCGATGCAATCTTGTACGCCTTGAACGTCGACGCCCACGCCGCGCCAGTTAATAGCCTGGTCGGCGATCCAAAATTCCAACTCCTCGCCCTCAAGATCCGGAATCATGCTCGACGCCTCGGCCTCGGCAACAATATCCCTTTCGTTGTACTCGTACAGTTTGGAACCATCGCTCGCCGGCGGGCCGGGTTTGTTGACGTCAAACGTACGCATAAATTCCGCGTGGTCGTCCTCGGGCGTAATCCGTTTGCGTTTATCTTTGGCGCTCGGGTTGCGCGGCATCGAGAATTTTTTTAGAAGCCGGTCGCCCTCTTTGTCC